GGATGTAACTATTCATGAAAAAATGTATCAAATTGCTACGGCAAAGTATAATCCTTTTGCTATAGGTGGAACAGAACAATTAGGTGGTGGTTCNGAAACAATTCANAAATGAATGTTGTCTAAATANATTCAGTTTGACCAAAAATAATGACAAGTTTGATCGACCCAAAAAAATATACCAAAACACTTGACCTATTAAGGTCATTTTTTTTGGCTAAAGGTTTTTATGAAGTCCATACTCAAAACCGTCTAAGTATACTTGCTGCCTGTGAAGATCCAGAAACAGTAGCAACATATAATTATAGCGGTGAAATATGGCCACTTCCCCAGACAGGACAGATGTGGTTGGAGTATGAATTACTTTCCAATCCAGAAGCACCAGGATTCTTCTGCCTATCAACTTCATATAGAGCAGAACCAAATCCTGTACCAGGTAGGCACGAAACTATCTTCCCCATGTTTGAGTTTGAAATGCACGGAGGTGTAGAAGAACTTGAAAAAATGGAGATTGAATTATGTGAGCACTTAGGTATTCCTTTAGAGGAAGGTTCTATACAAACTTATGATGATTGGACCAATCAGTTCAATACAAAAGAACTTGAGCACGAACATGAAGAGAAGATTGGTCGTGGTATGATTACTAGGTTCCCTGAGTGGACATCACCATTTTGGAATATGGCAAGGTANGATGATGGTGTAACCAGTAAGAAGATTGATGTAATCTTGAATGGTATGGAAACTATTGGTAGTGCAGAACGCAGCACCGATAAGAAACAGATGCGTGATACATTCTATACTATATCAGATGGACAATATGCCCAATTGATTATTGATTTATTTGGTAAGGAAAGAGTAGAAGCAGAACTTGAAAAGTTCCTTGAGTTCGATTTCTTCCCTAGAAGTGGTGGAGGAATTGGAGTCACTCGCATCATGCAAGCAATCCCTGATTAGGGATTCTTTGTGAGGTGGCGAAATTGGTAAACGCTCTAGTCTGTTTAACTAGTGTTCCTGGCGGGACTTGTTGGTTCGACTCCAACCCTCACAGTTTTAAAAAAATATTTATATGCTATAATAAATAGTCTGGATTTCGTTTAGAACTATGAAAGTTCCAAATTGGCAACATCACTCCAAGAAGGAGCAAAAACGAACGCTTAAACCGCAAGCATTGCGACAAGCAAAAGCAAGATTAAGACACTTTAAAAAGTGTCACATGAACCCCTCCAAACGAGGGGTTTCTTCGTATAATGGGTACATAGAACAGCAAACTCATGCCAGTAAGTCACGAAATCAAATCTCAATTAGCAAAACTTCTTGCTACTGAAGATCTTATTGTTGAGCACAAAAAAGTAGAAACTGCTCAATTTAATGTTCATACCCGTGTTTTAATTCTACCCCAATGGGAGAAAGCAAGTAATACAGTATATGATATGCTTGTTGGTCATGAAGTAGGACATGCTCTATTCACACCTGATAGGAATTGGATAGAGGATTATAAAATTAATCCTTCAATCGTAAACATCGTTGAAGATGTTAGAATTGAAAAATTAATGAAGCGTAGATATGCTGGTCTTGCTAAAACTTTTTACCACGGTTATGAGGAACTAAATGATGACGATTTCTTTAACGTTGCTAATGAAGATCTTGATACCTTTAGTTTTGCTGATAGGATCAATTTACATTACAAGATTGGTAATTTCGTTGATATATCTTTTTCGGATGCTGAAGATAAGATTGTCAGTTTAATAGGAGAATGTGAAACTTTTGAAGATGTACTTAAAGCATCACAGATGGTTCATGATCTATGTAAGAAAGAATTAGAATTAAAGGAACAACAAGTTAAGGATGGTGATGGTGATGAGATGATGGTAAATTTACCTTCTGATAAGAAAGATGATCAACCAAATCCTGATGATATGACGGATGAAGAATTGCTTGATGAATTAGATAAACCATCAAATGATGAGTCATCAGAAGAAGGCGAACCTCAAGAAGAGCAACCTATTCAACCACAAAATGAAGGTGGAATTACAGGTGGAGATACATCGGGAGATTTGGATATTAAAACAGTTGATACTCTTGCAGATGCACTTAAGAATTTAACAAATGAGAATGCTATAGAGAATACCTATGTTGAGGTTCCTAAAATTAAGTTGGATCAGATAATTGCATCAAATGAAGAGATACATAAGCACTGTGAAGAAACCTGGGATCCATCTAATTGTCAAATGGGATCTGTTGATGTACCTAATTATTTGCAATGGCAACTTGAAAATAAATATAATTTTGAATATGTAGATCAACGATTTGAGGAGTTTAAGAGTAGTGCTAAGAAAGAAGTCAATTACCTTGTCAAAGAATTTGAATCTAAAAAATCAGCTAGTGCTTATGCTCGTGCTGCTACAAATCGTACTGGGGTTCTCGATACAACGAAGCTTCACACATATAGATTCAATGAAGATATTTTTAAGAAGGTTACTGTCCTTCCTGACGGGAAGAATCATGGATTAGTATTCATTCTTGATTGGTCTGGTTCAATGTCTCATGTGATGCTTGATACTATTAAGCAATTGTATAACTTAATATGGTTCTGTAAAAAAGTACAAATTCCTTTTGAAGTTTATGCTTTTACTAATGATTATCCTCTCATGCAACTTGATAGTGATGGGCAACCTCGTATAGCAAGAATTAATCCATATGAACCAAAAGAAAACTTATTGGTTGTTGCAGAAAATTTCACATTGATGAATATCTTTACTAGCAAAGTAAATGCTAAAACTTTGAATCAACAGTTGAAAAATATTTTTCGTATTGCATTTGCATTTAATAATGGATATGCACAAGCTGATTATCATATTCCAATTAAAATGAAACTTTCTGGTACTCCATTGAATGAGTCTATGATTGCCCTTCATCAGATTATTCCTGCATTTAAAAAGGAAAATAAAGTAGAGAAAGTTCAGTGTATAGTTTTGACTGATGGTGAAGGATCGAATGTACCATATCATAAATCAGTACAACGTAGATGGGAACCATCATCATATATGGGTCAGTCTGGTGTTCATACTGGATGTTTTCTTCGTGATCGTAAAACAGGACACAATTATGCTTTCAGTGGGGGTTGGTATGATATGACGGATATATTACTTCGTAATCTTCGTGATAGATTTCCTGAAGTTAATTTCATTGGAATGAGGTTATTAGCATCTCGTGATGCAGGATATTTCATTAGAAATTATTATGGATCTTATGGTGATGAGTATGAGAAGTTGATGCGAAATTGGAAAAAGAATAAGTCATTTGCTATTAAGAAATCTGGGTATCATACTTACTTTGGTTTGTCTTCAAATTGTCTTTCTGAGGATACTGATTTTGAAGTTAAAGAAGATGCTACAAAGGCACAAATTAAAAGTGCTTTTGCTAAGAGTCTTAAAAGTAAGAAGATGAATAAGAAAGTTCTTAGTGAGTTTATAGAACTGGTTGCTTGATAAATAAGTGAATAGTAAAATTTAAACATGCCAAAAACATACCATATTTACTTAGATGGCAGATGCTTATTTAAGAATTTGGATGATGAGGAGTTTAAGGTAATCTGGGGAAGACTCTACCATTCTTATTGGGATGGTCTTACATATTCTGAATGTGAGGAGAAAATATACGATTTGGAACCCAGTTACTGACCAGTTAGCAAAGTGTCCACTAGAGGGTATACACCCTCTTTTTTATTGATATAATAAGTACATAAATAAATCACTAAATCATGGCTTTTGAATTAAAAATGACCGAACAACAAGTTGTTGATGGACTAAGAAATACCTTTGGTAATGAGTTCGTTGCTGCTGATGTTCGTGGTTTCTGTGCTGCTAATGATATTAGTTACTCCACAGCAACCAAAAAAATACAGAAGTATAAAGTATCTAAAGGTAAGTGGAATTTAGAAGTTACTCAGGAAAAGGTGGAAGAAATTGAAAGAACATTCAATGCTCCTTCATCTATGCCTGTAGTTAAGCAAAACCTTATTCCTGAATCTGATGACACTTTTGTTAAGTTCGGATCGTTTACCGATGTTAAAAAGATTATACAAAGTCGTATTTTTTATCCTACTTTTATTACTGGTCTTTCTGGGAATGGTAAGACATTTTCAGTAGAGCAAGCATGTGCTCAATTGGGTAGAGAATTAGTTAGAGTTAACATCACAATAGAAACAGATGAAGATGATCTTATTGGCGGTTTCCGTCTTGTTAATGGTGCCACAGTCTGGCATGACGGACCAGTTATTCAAGCTCTCAACAGAGGAGCTGTCTTGCTCCTTGACGAAATTGACCTTGCCTCAAACAAAATCNTNTGCCTCCAATCCATCCTTGAGGGTAACGGAGTTTTCCTTAAAAAAATCGGAAAGTTCGTCAGACCAGCAAATGGATTCAACGTCATCGCAACCGCAAATACTAAAGGTAAGGGTTCAGACGACGGAAGATTTATTGGAACTAATGTGCTCAATGAAGCCTTCCTTGAGAGATTCCCAGTAACATTTGAGCAGGATTATCCATCACCAAAAATAGAGCAAAGAATCCTTGGTGGTGTTGCTGCTAATCTTGGTGTAACGGATGTTAACTTTATGAAGCGTTTAGTTGATTGGGGTGACATTATTCGTAAAACATTCTATGATGGTGGTATCGAAGAGATCATCAGTACTCGTAGATTGGTTCACATTGTTCGTGCTTATAGTATCTTTAATGATAAGATGAAAGCAATCCAAGTTTGTGTGAACAGATTTGATGACGAGACTAAGCAAGCATTCCTTGAGTTATATGATAAGGTAGATGCTGATGTAGATCTTGATAGTTTGGGGGAATAATGAAGACTAAAATTATTGATGGATATGATTTATCGGGAGTTTCATCTGCCAATAAACATGGAATGACTTTAGAAGAGTATTATGCTTTATTAAAGTATCAGGAATTTAAGTGTCCAGTAAGTGGATTGTTATTTGAATATGATCTTATGAAAAAAAAGTTTGTTGATACTAAAGGAGGGTGGAAATTTTCTAAAAAAAGATTTGCTCCTCCTGTAGATCATTGTCATAAAACTGGTTATATTAGAGGAATTTTATCTGAAAATATTAATCTTTTGGAAAATCAGTGGGAACATGGAACTTATGGAAATATTGATAAACCACCTCAACTTACTGATTATCAAAATAATCCTCCTGCATACGAATGTATTGGGAAGGTTAAGTTTAAATGATTGACAATTTAGAGGACAAGATGTATGATTAATGCATGGAGCTTATTGTATGACGAAATCAATGGTACTATGGACAAAACTTATCCTATTAAGGAGAATGTTATGAGTGATATTAAAATTAATCTGGAAGGTGGAGATGAAGGGGTTGTGAATGTTCCTACTGACATCAATTTAGATGCCTATGAACATTCTAATGCATGGTATGATTACAATCGTAATGATCCAGACAGAAAAAATCCCTTTACAGATGCATTTGATCATTTGATGGGAGAATCAGTAACTGGAAAAACACCTTGGATTTACGAGTCACCTGATGGTGGTAAGACAGTTTATAGGTATGAGAGTGGAACTGATCCTCTTAAAAGGGAATTAGTAGAGACTCTTAATATTAAAACATCTGGATTAGAAGACAGAACAACAATTAGAAAATATAAAGAGGATGAGTCCATCAAAGCTCTTCAGGATTATATTTCTACCACTTATGGTGGACATTATACTTCTGACAACAATAACGTCCAGACACTTGATCTTATTGAGTCAGTAGGGGATGCAGAGTCATTCTGTAGATCCAATGCAATAAAGTACTTGAGTCGCTATGACAAGAAAGGACAAGCAAAACGTGATATACTAAAAGCATTACATTATTCACTCCTACTTTATCACTTCAGTGGGCAATTAAATGAA